TCCAACAAGGGGGTTAATTTCCCAGTAGGGGATGATCGTCGACTCACAACTGGTAGGAGGGATGAATTCGAGGAGAGTATGTGCTGGGTTTTGATTACTCATGTATATTCCCCGTATATCACTTATGCATCTATTGGTCCGCATAAATCCAAGAAGGTATCTAGGGAGCCAGATGCTTACACCATCGAGCCCACTGCTCAAAAGAACTTGTACAATTTCGTGTTTAAGTGGGACGAATTCATGATGACACATACACATCTCAGGTCATGTGGTGTGTCTACATTTGGGTTTACGGATACTAAGCAGACTGGCAAAGATATTGCAAGGCGGTTGTTCCCTTGGAGTATCGAATACAGCAGCGATACACTTGATTGGTTCCGCAAGAATGAGAAACTAGATGATTTTCTGATTAACACTGACATGACAATGGCGGGCAAGAGGGCAAATGCCCGAGAGGATAATCCGAGTGGTATTGACATGAGACGTTTCCTGCTCGCAGAGATTCTAATGATCGGTACTCCGCTGCAGCCTATGCTAACCAATGAGAAAGTTCATTTCAACTTTGCACCCCAATCACTTCCAGACGGAGGCAATGGTCTTTATATGAAACTCAATAATTTTAAATTTCAAAACACTCTGTGAATAAAAATTACACTTATTATAGTGACAAATTCAAATGGTCATACGAACTACAATACCTATAAGTTTTTGTCTATGTGATATTTCGTATCGACAAATTATTGTATTAGTGGTACACATAGCATTCTGTAACCAAAATTAATCAAATATGGAGACTTTGTGTGTGGACCCAGGAGTGGTAAAAGGCAATGCGAACCTATACGCATATATAGTGGAAAAGGATGTGTTCGAGGATATTGCATTGGCATTTTATATGTCATCAGGTAAATTCGATAAGAATTCTATCAACAGGTGGGACAGGTCTGAGATAGTAAAGAATAAATATAAATCACAAAATATCAGGGCATCTATTGACAATACAGTGGTTTTTTTGCCAGTTGGAAACCCGAAGAACAAAGATATTGAAAATATCGCGGGTAGTATAATTTTGGTATGTTATAAAGATGGCGAAACAGTGATCACCGCAGTGGGTATCATAAAAACACAGCCATTCAAGTGTCCCGACCAGTATAGAATAACAAAATGGAAAAAAATCATTCCTGTTCATATTTTAAGCACATCGTGTAGTTCCGAAATAACCCTAGAAAAACTAACTTCAAAAGTAGGGACGAAACTTGAAAATATAGAGCAACCTGAATATCTCCCAACGAATATATTCAAATTGTCAGATAATGTCGCAGATACATTCGAACTCGATCATCCTATGGAATGTACGCATGAATACGAAAGACATATAGTATATTCTCGTGCCTATTTCGAATATCTCCGCGTGATTACTGATATGGCGACTCCTGTTCCGCTTTTAGAAAAAGAACGCAAAAAACGCATCGTAGGACTCAATTTCCACCTAAAAGTAAAGAAGAACATACGATTTCCGAATACGAGGAGGTTTGGTCAGAAGGCATCTATAACGAATTTTGATTATATAATGAATATGCACGAAAAATACGCAAAATTATTTGGAAAGATTATTAAAAATATAAATAAAATATAATTAATATATAAATGAACAAACAACTGTTGAATGTATTGATAATCGTATTCGTTATATTTGTCACCTGGTTCATAACACGACATGTTTATACTCATCGTATCCTCGAAGCATTCACCACGAATTTCAACCCAGACGCAAACGGAATGGAACAGACAATCCGCGGTTATGCGTATGCTTTCGGAGACAATCGCGACGATTCAAGTGTGTACTTCGGGTTCAAAGACGATTTGGCATCGCTGTTTTCAAAAAGACTCTTACCTGATATAATTCCCAAAGAGCTTCCTAAGACAAAATCGTGATTTTTTAAAAATAATAATAGTATATTACTATAAATGCAAACTCCTTCTATCATCCAATGTGGGTTATTAAATTCATTCGTGAGAAGAATGACAGATGCAATTTCCGACAATCAAATAATAGCCACAAGCAGATTTTTTAACATTGCAAGAGATGTTGCAGATGCTGTCGTTAGCAATACAAAACTTTCACAGCAATATGAACAATTGTCTATTGACAGCCTCAAGGAATATCTTGTATCTGTTGCAAAGTTTGTCGCCGTAGATTACAGTAATACCACATCAGCAGATGTTGATGATTTAATCCATAAACTTCGCCTGTTTATAGAAGAAGAATGTTATCAATATAACATTGATAAGGAAGAAACGTGTGACGGGGATGTATGTGTTTCTGATGAGAATATTTCTAAGCCTGTGCCTAAACCCAAGCCCGTGCCGAAACCCAAGCCCGCGCCGAAACCCGTGCCGAAACCTGCTCCAAAACCTGCTCCAAAACCCGCTCCAAAACCTGCTCCAAAACCCGCTCCTAAACCCGCTCCAAAACCTGCGCCAAAGCCTGCGCCAAAACCCGCTCCAGAGCCAGCGCCTGTTCCAAAACCCGCGCCAGAGCCTGCTCCAAAACCCGCACCAGAGCCTGCTCCTTTACCAAGGCCTGCAAGACGGTGTGATGCAGATTTAAGCAATTTAGAAACTTGCTGTACAAACAAGGCGCTGTATGGAGACTTCACCGATTCGTCTTGCGACATTGTTAAAAAGAAAACGAATTGGTGGTTGTGGGGAGGTATTGCAATTCTTGTGATCGTTTTGCTGATAGGTGGTTATTTTATTTATAAAAGATACTTTTCCGTTCCTAAAATTGAAAGCACCGGTGAGTTCGTAAATGATGTGAATTTCAACAACGATGTGAATTTCAATAACGATGTGAACTTCGATAACGATATTAATTATGGTAATGAAGGTATTGATGTGTCAGATTTGGAAATACTAAATCTCCCTGTCCCATCACCGGTCCCGTCTGTGAAAGCATCTCCTATTTCGAGTGTGTCCCCAGTTCCAAGTGTGCCCCGGTAAAAATAATAAAATCAAAAATAATAAATATTTAAAATATCGTTTAAACGATGTTGTAAATACATATGGTCATTAGTATTAATAAAAATACCCTTTATCTAAAAATCGCCATCATCGGCATTAACACAGGCGAAAGAACAGAGCATATACAGCAAGTAATTGCCACGCACAACAGGATTTTCCAGTTTCCGAACACCATCTTCAAGATGCTCCAAATATATTTAAAGATTCCGCCGAAAATTTTCCAGAACCCTTTGCCGAATGCTACAAATGCACCACCGACCTTTTTTCCAATATCTACAACGCCTTTCCCTATATTCTTACCAACATCTCCGATTTTCCCACCAATATCTTTACCCTTGTCTACAATACCCCCGCCAATGTCTTTGCCCTTGTCCACAACACCCCCTCCGATATCTTTACCCTTGTCAACTATCCCACCACCGATATCTTTACCTTTATCTTTAATACCAGGGATCGGGTTTTTGATTTTAAACGGTTCGAGCGTGGGCATGCGGTATGGTTCTAGCAACATTATCAATATACTTGTATAATTATTTTTTTTAAAAACATCAAACAGTGGCTATAAACTCCCAAGACAAATCATTACATATTTTTTTCCATATTACGTCTTGATTGTGTAAATTTTTAGGGCATTTTAACAATGGGAAATATTGTAAAAGGTCATCTTCGCCCAAAAGTTCTGAAAATTTGTAAAGAACATAGTTATACGAAAGGAAGTTTTTGCGTTTTGGTGGTTTGTGCCTAAAGAATGGTTCTTGGATTTCAAAAAACATATCTTTGAATCTTTTTTCTAATTCCCGAGATAATTTCAACGTTGGAATGCCAGAAATCATGTTAGCTATGGTATATATATTCTCGTAATACATAGAATATCCTAATTTTTTAAGAAATTGTTTAACTTTAGACGGTTTTATTTCGGATGTAGTAGAAATGCGATTTTTTTTGAACTCAGCTTTCACCGCATTTATAACTTCTTGAGGAACATTAGTTCCTTCCTTACCTTGTAATGCATTGAGACATTCTGCTAAATGATTTATTCTCTTGTACGCCATGCCTTCGTTTGATTCTTTGCCAGAATACGATTCAATATACGGCTGTGTTGCTCCACACTCGTTGCATACAAGATCACTCTGGGTGCTGTTTACCCATAATTCCATTTGGCCCCCACATGTGCATGTGTAAATCTGATCAACCGTTTCACGATCTGTGACTGCGTCTAAAGTAGTGGGGTTACTCACTTTTTCAACGTGAAAAAGATATTTTCGAAACGTGTTTGTATGTGTATTTTTTGATTTTACCTGGAAAACTGAATTTTGTTCAGAGGTGTCCGAAACAGTTTCCTTGACATCATACTCCTTGATAAAAGGGATGGTGTCTAAGAGGTAATTTATCTCGTCTTCCTCTATTTGTTTTATCTTTTCCTCTGTTTTTTTAGTGTTTACACTATTTTCAAGTTTCATCTTTTTTTCTTGAAAAGTCTGTATGTTTCCATTGACTGCTTCGTGTAAAGTAGAAAATTTAGAAGATTCGTCAAATTTCTTAACTTTTTTTAATTTATGTTTGCTCAATTTGAACGTAAGTTTTGAGAATTCCTTATCCGCCTGTGTATCACGCGTAGGTATATCAATCATATTACTAATTTAACAAATAATATTTTATTAAGTTAATCATTAATTATTTATTAATCATTATGGAAACCGTTAAAATGGCATATTCATATGCAAAAAGTATCTTTCGCCATTTAATGACGAATACAAATAAACAATATAAATGTCTAATTTTCAATGAAGAAGGAAGTGAGTTTGATTTTATCGGTTACGCTTCGATTACGACGATAGAAGAAATAAAACAAATTCTACGCTATAAAAAATATAAACTGGAAATACGTTACAAAGATAATGGGCAAAAATACCGCCTCGTTGTTCGTGAGAACGAAAATGTCCACCTTCCCATCCTCAAGGAACAAAATATCGCGAGACCGACTATCACATCCGCTTCCTTGGTGAAAAAAGACACCGAGGAAGAATATGACGTTACGAAAAGAGTCCGAAAATACTTCGGTCCGAACGATGATTTTAATACGGGGTTAGGTATTAAACTTTTCATTCAAGACATGTTCCCGGTTGACAACCATAAGGAAAATGCAAAGAAGTTTTCATCATTGTGTATATGCATGTCTAACGATAATAAATATTACTTTGATTATGAGTACAATCCGGAAATTGGAGACACCATAAATTGGAGACACCGTTAGAGTGTGCAATCATATATACTAATTTAACAAATAATATATGAATAAGTTAATCATGGTGGACAACGTTAAAATCGCATATATATATGCAAAAAATATCTTTCGCCACTTAACGGCGGCTAAAAAACAATATAAATGTCTAGTTTTCAACGAAGACCAAGGAAGTGAACTTGATTTTTTTGAATACGCGTCAAATATGACAATAGAAGAAATAAAACAAAAAATACGTCTTGAAAAATACAAAATAGAAATACGTTACGTAGTTCACGGGCGAAAATACCGCATCGTTGTTCGTGAGAACGAAAACGTCCACTTCCCCATCCGCAAGGAACTCGGGCTCATGAAACCAAATATTGTATCCGCTTCCTTGTTGATAAAAGACAGTGAGGAAGAATACGATGTTACAAAAAGAGTCCGCAAGTACTTCGGTCAGAATAATGATTTTAACTCAGGTTTAGGACTTAAACTTTTTGTTCAAGACATGTTCCCATTTGATGACCATGAGGACAATGCAGATAGATTTGATGCTTTATACATTTGTATGTCTAACGGTAATGATTATTACTTTGATTACGGAAAAAATGCGGAAATCATCCTTTAAAAGTCTGCAAGGCCTCCGTCAAGGAAAGGCTCTGTTAGAATATCATCTGGTCGATTAGCGATGAAAACGAACGCGACGCCGGAAACAAGAGCTGCTACAAATATCTTCAGAAAGTTTCTACCCACATTCTTTTCATTTGGTTCTGTATATTTATTGAAAATTGATACAAGAGTTGCCGTTAACAGCGCTACCGTGAGAACTATAACATATGGATTTAACAAGTTCATTATAGTATATTATTCAGAATACTTTTTTTTATATACAAAAAATACGAACGTATATATTTCATATCAACAACTAAAGTATTTAGTCTTATATGAAATATATATTTATATTTATTTTAAATGTCACGGAAATGTCCGTGTGGGAAACAACCATCATATGGTTTTATAGGTGATACACGACCATTGTGGTGTAAAACTTGTCCTGATAAACCTGATGACGCAATTGATATTAAGAATAAAAAATGTCCATGTGGGAAACAAAAATGTTATGGTCTCCCCGGTGACAAAAAACCATCGTGGTGTAAAACGTGTCCTGATAAACCGGGTGACGCAACTGATATCGTAAATAAAAAATGTATATGTGGAAAACGACCACAATTTGGACTTCCAGGGGGGAAAGTGTTATGGTGTAAAAAATGTAAACCATATGACGCAGTAGATGTAGGGCATAAAAAATGTCCTTGTGGAAAAAGACCATTTTTAACCCTTATAGGTGATAAAATTCCTAAATGGTGTTCAAATTGCCCTGACAAACCGCGAGAAGTATTCGACATCGTGACCAAAATGTGCCCTGGATACAATGGAGTTTCATGTCCGGTCAGAACTCAACTTACATATGGAAAGCAATATTGTATCTCATGTGACCCAGACGAAACGAGAAGATTACCCAGGAAAAAGGATGAACATGCGTTCTTTATGTTCCTCGAAAAGCATGGTATTGATGTCACACAACGCGAATATCGCATTGATTACAAATGTGTTAATATTTCAAAGTCTCATGCGTTCATAGATGGTGTAATCATAACACCAAAAATCGTTTTATGCTTAGAAGTTGACGAAGATGCCCATAAATCATATTCTTGTGACGAAGCACGAACAAATTATGCGAGTCACGAGCTGTTATTAGCGTTTCCGGGGCATCACATCGCATGGATTCGTGTGAACCCTACGATAGGAAATTTTGATCGTAGTGACAAGGCATTGAGACTGCGAAATGATAGATACTCAGCAGCTGTTTCGTTGATACGAAATATCCTTGCGAACCCAAGAACCGAAATATTCTACATTGGGTATTAAATATTTTTTTAAAAATTTCTATGATTATTTATGAGAAAAAGGCATCACCCGTGGTATCAAACCCTAGACCTCTAGGCTGAACGGGGGAAACAAAAGCACCTGGGTTGGGATTAGCTTTTGGTACGTATATAGGTTGCTGAGGCATTGGGCTCGGGCTTGGAGAAGCCTGGGGTTGAGAAATAGGAACCGGAGAAGGTGCTGTCTGACGCAAAATATCTTTGAGTTGTTCAATAGCTTGTGCGTTTTCTTGCGCAGGATTCGATGGAATTTGTAGTTGAGGTGCTTGTGCAGGAGATGGTGCGATTTCTGGGTCTCCAAGAGCCTGAACTGGGCTGAGTGTAGAGGACACGCTGACCGCTTGGCTCTCTGGAGAGTCGGGTGATTCTGCAACATCCTCTGGGGATGGTGACAAGTCAATTTCTTCCTCGTCGATTTCATCGGTCTTCACACCATCGTTGTCTACAGAAGTTCCAAGATATGCCCTGAGGATTTGCTCAATGGGCAGGAGTTCTCTCACGGATGATTCTACGGCATTGCGAACGACAGCAAGTCTCACATCACGGGGAGATTTTACGAGAGCAGGGTCCATGTAAAAGGTTTTGGCGGTAGTTATATACACACGATGGACAAATACGTCGTCAGCAGGTAATTTTAGTTGGATATGTGGTTTGTGGGAATGGATCTTTACGGAAGACAGAATCTTTACGTAACTCACAAACACAGCAGCCACGAGTTCGGGGAAATACTTGTACTTATTAGTTATCGCAACAACCTGTGCGTCAATCATACTTTGATTCCATAATGGGATCTCTCTGAGCTTTCTCTGGAAATCCTTAGTAGGTTTTCCAAAGCCAGCGTTCTTCTTGGCGGCAGTGTACATAGTGTTTACGACATTAATCACAAAAGGTGCGACGATGTCCGCGATTTGGTTAACGTATTCATCCTTCGCTTGAACGAGAAGTGCTGATAGCTTCTGGTTTGCTGACATTATATATTATCAATAGTATTTTATTCTAACTAAAAAACGCAT